AAGCGCAGTTGATACTTGAAGTTCAAATAAAGCTAAACAAAAAGGACATTAATCCCTTTCAAAATGAGTCAGGTCAATGCTGGGAGTGCGATACCCCTGTTGCAGATAATCGCAGGTGGTGTTCAACAGAATGTAGAGATGCGAGTGAGTTATGAAACAAAAAAGAGAAATAGGCGGTTACTTTGATACCCATGCAAAAATTGTATGGGTGCTTACAATATCATTGTTTATTTATGGCTATTCTAAATGGGGTCCTTGCCTCTAAAGGCCTAGTATGAATTGGGCAGACTTTGTTTTACCCCCCATAAATCTCTGGAATTACCCTAAACAAAATGAGGATTATAAAATGAGCGATTTAGAAGATATAAATTTAAGTAGTCACCACGAAACAGTGGTTAAACCTGTATGGAAAATAAAAGAATCACCTGCAACACCCGATCTTATTAACAGCCCAGCGCATTATAAAAAAGGCGGTTTTGAAGTATGGGATATAATAGAAGCCTTTGGGTTAAACTATAATATAGGTAATGTGACTAAGTATATCCTTCGTGCGGGGCACAAGGGTAATAAGTTGGATGACTTAAAAAAAGCTAGAGCCTATTTAAACAGGGAGATAGAAAAAATAGAGGGTAAGAAATGAAAGAGTTAATAAGTGGGGCTGAAATTGAACTAATAAAAAAATTGGGGGCTCAAGTTGGTTTTGATATGGGTTCGCAAGATGACTACAGCGGGTTGACGACACTCCAAAGGTTAATAGATTTTTATTTATTAGTGCAAGGCAGGTTGGATCAAGACACTTATTTAAACAACTATAAAAAAGCAGTGGGGCAATTGCGAAAAGATAGAGAGGAGGGGGTTATTCCAAAATCAGGGGTTTTAACTAGACGGGAAGTTGAAACAATGGTGTTGGTAGAAGTAAATAATATTTTTAAAGAAAACCATAAATATTCTAAACACTTGTTACGCAAATATAGAGGGTAAGAAATGAAAGAGTTATTTAAGAAATGGTTTTGCCCTCCTCACAAGTGCATTATTTTTAGAAACTATTACGGGATGAATAAAAAAGTGTGCGTTGATTGCGGGAAAGAACACCCCATAGGCGAAGCGCATTTTATAAAGCATCAGAGGTAACCATCATGGTACAGTATAGATGAAAGTGTTAGCCCTGCTCTTAGTGTTATTGCCTACACTGAGTTCAGCAGGAGAAAAAGAGTGCTTAGCAGCTATAATGGTCAGCGAAGCATCAGGAGAAAGTTTAGAAGGATTGGTAGCAGTAGCTCAGGCAAGTATAAATAGGGCGAAGGCTACTAGGCGTGCGGTGTGTAATATAAAAGGTGTTACACGTAAGAGTCCACCTGCGGATTTAGCAGAGTATTATATGGTGCTAGCCGAGTCTATTTTAAAAGGAGGCAAGTCTATTGTCGGTGCTGCGGATAGCTGGGAAAGAAGTAGAATACCAAAATACGCGGGCAAGATTACCCGTAGAATAGAACACCACACCTTTTATGTGTCTAAAAGATTAAACTAGGGAAAAAGAATGAAAGTAGCATTAGAACAATATACGCACCCCCTTACTTTAGGGAAATACGCTGGCATTTGTTATGGGAGAGAAGGTAATGACGAGAAACGATTGGCTCACATTATTGGGGTTGGGCACTTATCTGTGCTGCGGTTTGGTAGTGCTGTATTTCGCATTGAAGGAATTAGCAGAGTATGCCTAGCCCAGCTTACAAGAAGTAAGCATTTAGATTATTTAGTACGAAGCTCTAGGTACTGTGACGAAAGCGAAGCTGAGTATATTTTGCCTGTTGCATTTGAAACCATACATCCAGAGAACCTTGAGGTTATTAATCGCCACATACAAGAAGGCGCACAACTCTATAAAGAACTGCGGGATGGGGGGTTTGCTAAACAAGACGCTAGATATATTCTACCACAAGCACAGGAAACAGAACTCTATGTAGTGGGTAACTATCAAGCATGGGTAGACTTTATTAAACTTAGAACATCTAAATCCGCTCAACTTGAGGTGCGAGAAGTAGCCCTTAAAATCAAACTGCATTTACAACACGCTGCGCCTATTATATTTGGTGAACCTGATGCCTTGGATTGAATTAAATGATGATCGTAGAATACCCACAGATGAAATAGTGCACGAGCTATCCATTTGCTGGGAGGAATATTCACAAAATAAAAACGATCCTGAAATTAATGAAGCGATAGCTTTTCTAGTTCAAATAGCTGCGGCTAGGATGTACATAATCAATAAAAGAAACCACTTCTTAATAGTGGGGTTGATAGTCACTAATGTGTTATGGGCGTTAAATAAAATAGGGGGGCTCTAATGACCCCCGAGGGCGCTATTAAAAAAAGAGTTAAAGAAATCCTTGTTGATGTAGGCGCTTGGTACTGTATGCCTGTGGGTTCAGGTTATGGCAAATCAGCAGTGCCTGATTTTATCATTTGTCATCAAGGATTATTTATCGCCATTGAAACAAAAGCGGGCAACAAGCAAGCCACGGCTATACAGGCTAGGGAAATAGAACGAATAAAAGCTGCGGAAGGTATAGCGTGGGTTATTAATGAAACCAATATAGCGGAGTTAAAAGAATGGATATTATCGGTGTCGACCTTGAGACCTATTACGACAAAAAGTACAGTCTCTCAAAAATAAGTACCCAAGAGTACATAGATCACCCACTCTTCGAGGTTATCGGAGTAGCAGTAAAAGTAAATGAAGCCCCTGCTGAATGGTTCAGCGGGACAATGGAGGAGACTAGTAAATGGTTAGCCCAGTTTGATTGGGAAAATTCTTGGGTGTATGCCCACAACACTTTATTCGATGCCACTATTTTAACGTGGAAGTTCGGCATAAAGCCTAAATTGTGGATAGACACTTTGTCTATGGCTAGGGCAGTACATGGCACAGAAGTAGGGGGGTCACTTGCCAAACTAGCGGAGCATTACGAGTTAGGGCAGAAAGGCACTGAAGTAGTCAGTGCTATGGGGGTTAGGCGAGTAGACTTTAGCGAAGAAGAACTAGCTAAGTACGGCCAGTATTGCATAAACGATGTAGAGTTGACTCACGGACTATTTAACCACTTAGCCCTACACTTTAATAGGATTGAGATAAAGCTCATTGATATGACTATTCGTATGCACACAGAGCCTAGTTTTGTCCTAGACCTACCTACGCTAGAGGATCACTTGCACCATACCAAAAGGCGCAAAGAAGATTTACTGGCAGCTAGTGGCATGGCTAAAGAGGACTTAATGTCTAATCCTAAATTCGCTGATGTATTAAGATCGCATGGGGTAGTACCACCTATGAAGATAAGCCCCACAACGGGTAAGGAAACATACGCCTTTGCTAAGACTGACGAGGATATGAAAGCATTATTAGACTACCCAGACTTTGATGTTCAAGCTATTGTTGCGGCTAGACTAGGCACTAAATCTACTATAGAAGAGACCCGCACCCAAACTTTTATAGAGATTGCTCATACAAATAGATACCTGCCTATACCGCTTAAATACTATGGTGCGGATGTATCGGGGAGGTGGAGTGGGGTATCATTTAATATGCAGAACATCCCTAGAACATCACCTATTAAATCAGCTATACAAGCCCCAGAAGGGCACGTTATAGTGGGTGCTGACTTAAGCAATATAGAGCTAAGAGTGAGTTTATATTTTTCAGGACAGCTCGATAAGCTTAAGATTATTGCTGAAGGTAAAGACCTGTATAAAGACTTTGCTGCATCTGCATTTAAAGCACCCTATGATGAAGTAACAAAAGACCAACGCTTTGTAGGAAAAACCTGCATTGCCGAGGGCACATTAGTGTTAACTAGTCATGGTGAAAAGGCTATAGAAAAAGTAACTCTTGAAGATAGGGTATGGGACGGGGTAGAATGGGTGTCTCATAAAGGGGTAATTTACCAAGGGGAAAAAAATGTCATCACTTACAATGGGCTCACCGCTACCGAAGACCACGGTGTATTCACAGAGCAAGGGCCGATTCCTTTCGGGGTCGCAGCATCCAGAATGGAAACCCTTATTAGAACAGGAGCTAGTGGGCGGGCAATACGGGTTAGTGCAGATTATTTCAGACAAAATAACCCGCCAAGGAAAGAGCATCTAGGTGTACGTAAAATGTACTCAATGTGGAATGGAGAAATGGATAAACAAGTCTTCTCTTACTCGGGGGAAGACAAAAGGGTGCCAATCATGCTCCCAAACAAAATCAAAACACTCAGAAACTTTAGGTCGAAGGTACGATGCCATTATAGCCCGATGCCAAAACCCCAAAAACAGGAACTACCCGAATTATGGAGGGCGGGGGATATACTGCGAGTTTGCCTCCCGAATGGAGTTTATTCTATGGGTAGAAAAACATTTACCCCACAAAGACTACAAGGGGGTAGAAATAGACAGAGTGGACAACAACAAAGGATATACAAAAACAAATTTGCGTTTAGCAAATCGGCAGCAGCAAATACAAAACAGACGAAATACTGTGTTTGTGGATTGGAAAGGTGCGTTAATTCTAGCCCCGCTATGGAACGAAAACCCCCACACTCAAATGTCCACGGTTCGAAAGTATGTGCGTTTAGGGTTGACAGGGGAAGACATAATACAACAAGCATGGGAGTCAGTGCACAACAAGCGCAAAAATTGGAAAGTGCTAAAAGCAAGGCTAGAGTCTATGACATATTAGACGCAGGGCCTAGAAAACGATTCACCGCTGGAAATGTGCTAGTCCTAAATTGTGTTCTTGGGCTTGGCTTTGGTACAGGGGCGGTTAAGTTAAGAGAGTCTATTAGGGCTATGTCGGGCACAGATATAGGAGCAGCAGAAGCAAAACGCATTGTAGACTTATACAGGGAAGAGTTTAGCGAGGTTAAAAATACTTGGGCTAAGGGCGGCCAAGTATTAAAAGATATGCGTGACAATGTAGCGGCAACCTTTGGCACGATTAACTTACCTGTAGCGGGCAGGAGGGGCGTGTTGTTACCGTCAGGACTCTATTTAAAATATCCTGATTTAAAAGAAATACGCACCGAGGCAGGCACGGAGTGGACGTACGCTAGCCATAGAGGTTCGCGCCGTAGAATATACGGCCCAAAAACCGTGCAAAATACCATACAGGCTTTAGCAAGGTGTATAATGGGGGAAGCGATGGTGAGAATCACCAAGCGCTATAAGATCGCCCTAACTATCCATGATAGTTGCTATTGTGTAGTGCCTGAAGATGAAGCCCAAGAAGCCTTAGACTTTATTATTGCGGAGCTGTGCAAAGAACCAACATGGATGCCTGGCATACCACTAGGCGCTGAGGGGGCATTTGGTAGGACATTAAAAGAAGCAGGATAATATGGCAAACCCCCCAGCATGGTCGTTTAGTTCAATAAAATTATTTAGTACTTGCCCTAAAAAGTATGAGTCTGAAAGAGTTACTAAGGAAGTAGGTTATCAAGAGACCGAAGCCACCCTGTATGGAACGCAACTGCACTTAGCCGCTGAAGAATACATAAGGGACGGCAAAGAGATTGACGCTAGGTTTGCTTTTATTAAACCTTACTTAGATAATTTGAATAAAATATCGGGGGAAAAGCTATGCGAATTAAAAGTAGGAACAAAAAAGAATGGCACAGGAAGATTGGAGTATTGTGATTTTGACGATGCTTCTGTTTGGTTTAGGGGTGTGGCAGACTTGGTTATCCTTGATGGAGATAAGGCTTGGATAGTGGATTATAAGTCGGGCAAAAGTGCTAAGTATGCGGATATAAAACAGCTTGCCCTTATGGCGGCTGCACTATTTCTAAAACACCCAGAGATTAAAAAGATAAAAACATCCTTACTGTTTGTGGTGTCTAAAGAGTTTATTAAAGAAGACTTCACAGCCGCTAACGGGCTAGACATTTTTAATACTTACAGTGAGCTATTGACTCAAAGAGAAATAGCCTATAATACGGGCGTTTTCAATCCTAAGCCTAATGGGCTATGTAGGCAGTGGTGTAGCACTTTAAGCTGCCCCCATAATGGGAAGAATAAGTAATTTGCAAACCCTTGTTAATACAGACAGTGGCAAGGGTGTAAATGGCGGTTATCGGGTGATTGGCCTTACAAATCCCGAGAGTGCGGGTGTGATAATTTACATTTTTTTCCTCATCACAGGCCGTACTACCCTATATTAATTAGCGAGGTATATAATGGGCAAAGAAATAAAAGAGCTTTTAGCTCTATATAATGACCCCAAGAATAGTTCTAAAGATAGAGAACATTACGCAGCTAAAGTAATGGGCTTGTTAAACAAAAAGGTGCTAAGCAGTGACTAAAAAACGTGACTATACCCATGAACGCGCATTAGAAAAAGCAAAGCCTGGTGCCTTTGAAGCTCGGATGGAGAGGCAACGCGCTAGACGCGCCCTAGATAAAAAAGGTGTAGATCGTACAGGCAAAGACGTATGCCATGTTAAATCTTTAGCCAAAGGCGGTTCTAATAAAGACGGCACATTCCTAGCACCCGCTAAAAAGAATAGAACTTTTGCCAGGGATGCTGACGGTAAACCTAAAAATAAATACGACAAGCCAAAATGATAATAAAAACTAGATCAGTAAAACAACTAGCCAAAGACTCAGGATTAAACGAAGAACTGATAGAACGTAATATAGACGCCCTGTGTGAGTTCACTTGGCGCATAGCTAAGAGAGAAAGAAAGTACTGCAATAATAAAGTCAGAGGGTGGGTAATGAGCGCTGACATAGTTAAACCACCCTTGCTTGATCTGTTAAAAACAGAGGACGAAGAAGAAAAAGACTACCTTTAATTAAACTCGATTCATCACCGTAAGTGATTGGCGCATAGGATCATCATGGAAATTATAGACAATAAAGCACTGCTTATCCGTACCCGTAACCCAGATAAAATAACTGACGTTATAGAGCAGTCTAAAGTAATACGGGAAGTGCCAAATGTAGGGCACGAAGTCCTTGTTAAATGGACATTAACTAACACCTTTATCTTACATAAATTAGGGTTTAAAAAAGCGCCCTCCCCTATAGAGGGGCAATACGAATGGCCAGGTATGTATAAACCCTTTGACCATCAAAGAACGACAGCCTCTTTTTTAACTTTAAACAAACGAGCGTTTTGCCTGAATGATATGGGCGTAGGGAAAACTATGAGCGTAGTTTGGGCAGCAGACTATCTGTTATCAAAAAAAATTATTAATCGCGTTTTGATTGTTTGCCCCTTATCTATTATGGACACTGCATGGAGAGCTGATCTATTTAAAACAGCTATGCACAGAAAAGTAGATATAGCTCATGGTTCAAAAGACAAAAGGATTAAAGTGCTAAAGTCCGATGCCGAATTTGTCATCATAAATTATGATGGCATAGAGATAGTAGTCAACGATATAGTTAAAGGTAAGTTTGATTTAATTGTATGCGATGAAGCCTCAGCGTTAAAAATACCCACTACCAGACGATGGAAAACTTTAAACTCGCTTATCACACCTAATACTTGGATGTGGCTATTAACAGGTACACCTGCTGCGCAGTCACCAATGGATGCTTACGGGCTAGCCAAAATGCTCAATCCTAATTCCGTACCTAAATATATAGGAGCGTTTAAAGATCAGGTTATGTTGCGGCTAACTCAGTTTAAATACATTCCCCGTACCGATGCACAAGCTACCGTGTACAAAGTTTTACAGCCCGCTATACGATACACCAAAGAAGAATGTTTAGACTTACCAGAGTTAACCTATGTGGAGCGGGATACTCCTATGACCTCACAACAAAAGAAATATTACGACATTCTAAAAAAAGAAATGTTATTTGAAGCGGCTGGAGAAGAAGTTAGCGCGGTCAATGCTGCGGTAAAAATGAATAAGCTATTGCAGATTAGTTCAGGGGCGGTCTATAGCGATACTGGAGAAGTAGTAGAGTTTGATTGCTCAGCAAAGCTTAAAGAAATGACAAGCGTAATAGAGCAGAGTAGCCATAAGATATTAATATTTGCTAACTTTAAGCATGGGATCATTACTATAAAAACCCATTTAGATTCACTGGGAATAACGTCAGATATTATTCATGGGGGCATATCAGCCACCAACAGAGCTAAAATAATTACAGACTTTCAAACAACAAACAATATACAGGTACTGATTATTCAACCCAAAGCCGCAGCTCATGGCATAACTTTACATGCAGCTAACACAATAATATGGTGGGGGCCCATAACAAGCACTGAAACTTATCTACAAGCCAATGCTAGAGTACATAGAGCAGGGCAAAAGAACCCTTGTACGGTAGTGCATTTAGTAGGCAGCCAAGTAGAACGGGCACTTTATACAAATCTTACTAGTAAAACAGCAGCGCAAACTACGTTACTTGATATGTATAAAAATATAATTGGACAAGCCTGAAAAACTTTGCTATATTTACACCACCTTACGATATTCGTAAGAGACAATAGGAGACCACTATGACAGAAGTAACCGCAGACAAGCTAGTATCCATATACATAAAGCTTAGAGACAAGCGTGCGCAAGCACTTAAAGAATCTGAAGAGTTAGATGCGGAATTAAAGACCCAGCAAGACATGGTGTCTGACAAACTGCAGGAAATGCTTAAAGAAATAGGCGCGGACAACATCAAAACAAAGCACGGTACGGTGACCCGTACTATAAAGACTCGTTATTGGACTAGCGACTGGGCAAGCATGTTCCAGTTCATAAAAGATAACGACGCTATGTACTTGATGGAGCAGCGTATTCACCAGACAAATATTAAAAAATTTTTAGGAGAAAACCCAGACCAATTGCCCATAGGGCTCAACAGTGACAGCAGGTATACCGTGTCAGTCCGTAAATCCAAATAGGAGGTAGCAAAGTGATAATTGACGATGTAGTAAACGAGGGCTATGATAACCCCCTCACTGATGACCAGTGGCTAACCACTGTGGAAGTAGTCTACTTACTTAAGGTAAGTAGACAAAAACTAGCTACTCTCAAAAATAAAGGGCTAATAAAGGTTTATCGCAGAGGGCTAAGTGGAAAAAACTTATACAACAAAGCAGAGTTAGCTGATTTAATAATCCAACAAAATACAATTAGGAGCATATAAAATGTCAAATGAAATGTCTTTATTCCGTGAGTCATCAGCGGTAATCCCTGCACATCTACGTACAGGTGCTTTAGATGAATTAACTAAAAGTCTTATGGGTGGAAGTGGCGTAAACAACAAGCGTATTTCTATTAAGGGCGGCATCTTCAGAATGATCGTAGATGGTCAAGAAGTCATGAAAAATGAAGATCGCTCTATGGACTTAGTTATTATTAACGCAGCGCCTAAAACTAGCAGGACGTATTATGCTGATACTTTTAAAGAAGGTGAAGTGGTGCTACCATCTTGCTGGTCTAATGATGGTGTTAAACCTGATGCTTCTTCTGAGAAAGCACAAGCAAGCGCCTGCGCAGTGTGTCCGCAAAATATAGCAGGTTCTGGTCAAGGTACATCAAGAGCGTGTCGTTTTAGTCGCAGACTAGCTGTAGTGCTAGGGCAGCCAACAGAAGATAGCGATATTTACCAATTGATACTGCCAGCGCAGTCTATCTTTGGCAAAGCGGATAATGGCAAAATGCCTTTAGAAGCCTACGCTAAATTTTTAGGTGGTAACGGGTTAAGTATTTCAAGCGTGGTAACTGAAATCCGTTTTGATACTAGCTCGGCTACTCCAAAGTTGACATTCCGTGCGGTTAAACCCTTAAGCTTAGAAGAAATGTCTATTGCTGTAGAAAAGGGGCAAAGCCCCGCAGCGGTTCAAGCAGTGTCTAATAATCCTGGCGCGATAGATGGTCAAGGTAAAAAAGAGAAAGAACTGCCTTTTGAAAAGCCTGCTGCTCCTTTATTCCGTGAGCCACAACCTGAAGAAGAAAAAGCACCTACCGTTAGAGAAAAGAAATCAGCACCTGTGGTTAAAGACTTAGCGGACGTGTTAAATCAATGGGGTGATGACGAAGACTAAAAACTTTAGTCTAGTGTAAGGGGGCTACGCGCCCCCTTTTTACCCTCTAATTTAAACAGGCAAGGTTATGACACGGAGAGAGTTTTTTAATAAGATGTTTGGCCCAACGGGCTACATCAATATAAGAGGTCTGTATTACGATCAGACTCGTGGATTGCCCATATCCAAATTTTTTAGCTCCTTAGATCAAGCCGATGCTTTTATAGGAGAGTTGCTAGAGCAAGGGCGCGAGGTGTATTTTGGCACTCCAGCCTTTGTAGATAATACTAAACAAGCGAGTGTATCTAATATCGCTTACCACCGATCGTTTTTTGTCGATATAGATTGTGGTGCAACTAAGATATACAAAACTAAAAACGAAGGAGTTAAAGCCCTGTATGAGTTTTGTACGCACGTAGAACTACCTATACCAACATTAGTAGATTCAGGTAATGGTATCCATGCGTATTGGTTTTTAACAGAAGATGTGCCTTATGACTTATGGAAACCTGTGGGCATTGGTCTAAAAGAAAAAGCACAAGAGCTGGGCTTTCATGCGGATAATAGTGTTACTGGGGATGGGGCGCGTATTCTACGGGTGCCTGATACTTTCAACACTAAAGACCCACTTAAAAAGAAA